AACCTACATGTACCCATCTTTGTATTGGTACGTAATTAATAGAGAAACCTGTTGCAATACCTTCATTTGATAAATAATCATTAATACTTGATTCAGAATAGTCTTCTGTTCTTGTCCAATATGGTTCAGAATTATTATTTAATGCGAATCTTATATGTAATGTATTTTTATCCTTATCTAATATAATATGTGGGCTTGCGTTTGTGATGTGTTTATTATTTTCGTTATTACTTATATGAGCAACATGTCTATATCTACCTGAACCAGAGTTTATATTGAATATATAAATCCAAAAGCAATAAGAGCGTTTTTTACCATTTCCACTTTCTAATTTTTGTTTAAATGGCAATTCAGTTAATTGGTTGCAAAATAATGGAACATCAGAACCTGGTATTAATATTTTTTGTTGATATAAAACAGTGTCGGTTATTATATAATATATAATATATCCCACAACAGAAGCTATTACCAATAATACTATTAGTAAGAATAATACACTTGTATTATCACTCAATGTTTCAACAATAGCATCCTTAGTTTCTTGAATGGATATATTGCTAACAGCATTAGTTACAGAAGAAGCAGCAGAACTTACAGCAGCACTTGTATTTTGAACTATTTTGTTATTAGTAGCAACTTCACTTGCATTAGAAAAAGCGCTAGAAACACTATCTCCAACATTATTTAAAACATCCTTATTTGTATTCTGTTGTACAACATCCACCATTTTTTATTTTAATTATCCTAATTAAAGGAAATAATTTTTCTATTAAATAAATTTGTATGATAATTTGATATTTGATAATATGGAAAATTACTAAAATTATATGTTGATTTAATATTTTTTTTCTGTAATGACAAGTAACTTAATATCTTAGTGAAACTTCCTATATTTGATACAGCTTTTTTTTTATATTTAAATAATGACAAGTAATATACATATGATGTAAATATATTTACACATGAATCTACATTGTTTTTAAAAATATAATAATCATAATAACACATTATATCCATAAAATTTTTATAAAACTCAATTTTTTTCTTATATGTCCCTTTGCGATTATCTAAATCTTTAATTAAATTTTCATGAAATTTTAAGGGTATCATCCATGAATCTTTACTTATTATTTTTTCAATTTTTTCTCTTTCAAAATTATCTCCATATAAAAAGCTAATATCAGTATAATCTTCAACAATAAGTTGTTCTAATTCTTTATTAGGATTTTTTATATCATTAAATAATTTTTCTAAGTTACCATTTGATGCTTTAAATAACTCATCTATATTATTAATTTTTCTTCTACTTAATAAAGATTTGATATCTTTATAATTTGGTATTTGCAAATTGTATATTTTACATACTTTTTTAATTTCACCGATTTTCTTGATTATATCATTATTTGTTATACAAATAATAGGTATATTTTTAAGCTTTTTTTCATTTAATAATTTTAATAAACATACATTAATTGTTTTATCAGCGATAAATATACAATCAAAATTATCTATGATAATAACTTTATTTCTAATATTATTAGTAAGTATTTGCATTAATGATGAGCTAGTAGTTTTTTGTATTACATCTTTCATATGCGCAGATGTATAGCAATTATTATTATCGATTGTTATTATATCATAATTTAAATAATTACATATAGCGTTAATTGTATAAGTTTTTCCTATACATGATGCCCCAGCTACTATTATACAACTTTCTGACGATATTTTAGTATTATAATTAAAATTTTCCACCCATGTTAATATTTCTTTATAAATATTATGATTACCGCAAAATCCATTAATTAATTCATTCATTATTTATATATATATTAATTCTATCATTAAAACTGTTAAATATAAAATAAGAGCAAGTAATGGTAGCACTAAAATAACAGGTATCATTGTTGTTTCGTCATCTATTTTATAACCGAATTTTTTCATATTACTATCATCGTCAAACATAATATAAGGTTGTGTCATAAATATTATGGCAACAATTATTAAATAAATTACAAGTGTTATAATTCTTCTTGAAAACATTCTTTATCTATTATTTTAATAAGGAAAGAAAAAAATGAATTATAATATATTACTATTAATACTAGTTATAATTTTAATAATTTTATTATTAAATTTTTATTGTAAAGAAACTTTTGTAAGTGGTACAACATTAATTACAGATAATCAAAAAAATGTTGCAGGATCACTATTTGTTTCCAGTGATAGCATGGCTGATTTAATTGATAATATTAAAAAAACAAATAAAATTGACGGAAGTATTGTGGGTATAAATAAATCGTTAACAGTTATATTAGATCCATATATCAATTATTATGTTCTCAAAAATAATGCAATGACGAAAAAATATGTTCCAGGAATATTTGTATGTATTAGTACAATCAAAATAGGAATAAATAAATGTATATGGAATTTAAATAAAAAGGTCATAGCATATGTTTCAATGACTGATTATTTATTTATTCAAGCATTTATTAAGGCATATAGACAAGATATATCAAATATAAATGTTATTAAAATAACTGCTGAAGATTTAAAAAGTAAGGATAAAAAGTTTGATTATTTATTTACTTATGTTGTTCTTGATAGTAATTATATGTATTATTTAAAAGAACAAAATTATTTTATTAATGGTTTTAATGATGTTGATATTTATAGAATAAAAGCATTTTATCCTTTTATTGAAGAAAATTATAGTAATATTAGACAATATTTTAATAAAAATTTAAATGATAGTACATATGATGTTTATTTAAGTAATAAAACAAGTTTAATACCTACGATGTCTCTGGATGTTGTAAGTTCAGTTGAAAATTTTATTACAAGACTTAAAATGCCAGAAGATTACTTAGAGGCAGTTGATAGAAAAAATGAAAAAGGTAATAATACAGGAAACTATGGTTGTTATGGAAATGATAAGATAACAAATAAATTTGAGTGTGATTCTTTATATAACTATGATGGTACAGCAAAAAAGTATTATAGTAAATGGGATAAAAAATGTACAAAAAATGAAGAGTGTCCTTATTACAAATCAAATAAGAATTATCCAAATAACAGGGGAGGATGCAAAGATGGTTATTGTGAGTTTCCTGTTGGTGTAAAACGTATAGGTTTCAAAAAATATAAAGATACAGATGTAAATCGTCCATTATGTTATAATTGTAGTGATACAACTAATTATGATTGCTGTGCTAATATTGAAGATGATAATGGTAATAACGATTATGTATTTGAAAATGATTTTAATTATAGAATAGATAATAATTTAAGAACAATAATTTCCTCATTAAATTATAGAGTATCATAATAATTATGAATAATAATTACATAGTATGTTCTTTTAATTTAGTATCAATAATTATTATAGTTATATTGTATTTTATTGTAATAAGAAAGTATATACATAGCGAAGAAAATGTTGAAACTTTTAATATGAATGAATCAAATATTAGGTATAATAATCTTTTTGATTACAAGCCTTCTAATGCTAGAATAATGTATAATAATACAGGTGATTTACCATGGAACCGACATATAATAAATTCTAGCATACCTTATGATATTGATATAAAACACGAAGCGCAAAATGTATATTATTATGAGTATAACAATGATACTTATACTGATAAATTAAAGACACTATTCAAGAGTAATTGCGAAGAAACAATAATTGCTGTTGAAGGTAACAAATGGAGTAAATGGATTAATCCAAAAACGTTAAAAGATGAAATGCTCAAAAGTAAATTAGTATCATATTATAATAATATATTAGAATTTATAACTAAAAAATTAAATGAAGATGGTATTATGGATTTACCAGGGTCTGATGAAAAACGTGATATTCAAGTAGTACATGATATAATGTTGAGATACAGAACAAGTATAGAAAATGATAGCTATATTATGTTTGACGTTGATATGATATTATATCGCGCAGGTAAGTTTCAAGGTAAACATGTTAAAATGGTTGTAGTATCAAATGGATATACTATTAATATAATAATGGTAAAAGTAATTGGTGTTGTTTCAGAAGATAAAATTGTTCTTCATCCATATCATGCATATGATATTATGAATAAAAATAAGTTTAATCAATATGTTCCAATGAAATATGGTACTATCGATAGTGATGTTAAAAATAGTCAAAATAATACATTTGAAGTTAGCGACGATTACATGAATAAAGAAATAGAAAATATATTATATAAAAAATTATTAGAGGAAAATATACCAGAAGATATTGATGTAAGTAACAATAATTATATACCACAAAAAGGAGAGATAATTAAAAGAGACAGATGCAATTTTTAGTTATATCATATAAATATTCAGATACAAATTGGCTATTTGTATATACAGGTATATATTGATATGGTAATAAAGTATAATATTTAAGAGTATCCATTATTTTATATATAGATATTTAAAATGAGTACATAATTTTATTTTTCTTAGAGATTTTATAAACCTTATAATTTTTAATAGATTTTTAAATTATGTACTCATTTTTATAAAGCTAATAAATAAAATGTATAGTAGCTCATCTTCAAGTAAAAATAGAAGAATTAAAGTTATACAAGCTAATATAAGAAGAAAATTATTATCCAGTAAAACTTCTTTACTTAAAAGAGGGGTTTTTTTAACGGATGTTTTAAAATCAGATAAATACAATAATGCTAGTAAAGTGCAAAACTTTCTTAAAAGTACATTTTTTGTAAATCGTTTTACAATTGATACTAGAATATATTATTATGCTTATATTAACAAAAAAATTAGTTCAATTAATAGCAACGAATGTTTAAGAGAAAAAGATTTTTCAGGTACTCCTGGATTTACTATTAAAGACGTAATTGATTTAGAAAAAAAAATAGGTACAGATAGTTTTAATGGAAGTATTTATAAGACTTCTATTAAGAATGTTTTAGGTGCTTTTCCACTTGCAACAAAACTAATGGAACATAATGAAGAAAATAATACAGAAGTATCAGTTATGGATTACATAACACAAAATATTATAATGCATAAAAAATCCAAACATTTTATAATTAATTATAAAACATGTGTATGTAGCGAAGAAGATTATCCTAAAGAAAGAAAGCTTATAAGCATAAACGAAATTGCTAATGGTGACTTAAATAATATCTTAGATAATTCAAAAAATTCTAATAACAAAGAATTATTTTTAAATTTAATGTTTCAATGTTTTATATCAGTAGGTACTTTTCATAATAGTATTAATAGTGTTCATCAAGATATACATGCTGGTAATTTTCTATGGCATTTAAATAATGAAAAAGGGTATTATCATTACATATTTAATAGTAATAGTTTTTATTTAAAATCATGTAAATATAATGTAATGTTGTATGATTTTAGTTATACGGGAAAAATTAGATCTAAAAAAAGTATATTAAAGATATTATCAGATTATACAGAAATAGTAACTACATTTTTAAAAAATGAGTTTGAAGACGATATCGCACCACCAAGTGATGAAATTATTGCTAATCTATATGAATTAATTGAGATTTTAATGGTTGAATACAAAATTATTTCTAAAAAATATTCTGCAACATCATCATCACCTCAATCTAAATCTAAATCATATCAACAAATATACTTTGATTATATATTAAATAATATTTTAATACCATTTTCTTTTAATAACTTGCTTACAACAATTAAACCTAGTAACGTTATAAACAAAGAGCCATTTTATATTGACATATAAAAATGAGTACATAATTTAAAAATCTATTAAAAATTATAAGGTTTATAAAATCTCTAAGAAAAATAAAATTATGTACTCATTTT